AAGCTGAATCTCTTTTACATTGTCTACTTCATTGAAAGGACCCGCTTCTCTTGCGAAGCTACCTTCAATTAAAACTATGTTATTCCATTGTCTTGGGTTTAGAGATTCTGACTGTAAAAGAGTGATTGTAGAATCGGAATTAGGGTCCTCTATGATACCATTTTTAAAGGTATACAGAGTATAAGTTATTGGCTGGCCGTCCTCTGGGGAGTTTACTACAATTACTCTATTTGATGGATCAATAACATGGTCTACACCACCCACCGCTGCTGTAGCTCTAGCCTGACCCGATCCCCCTACAGGACCTCTAAGCCTAATTCCAATTAGCTCTAGAAGCTTTCTAACATTAATTCTATCTTTGGCTGTCTTTATAAATGATTCATGAGCCAACATGTCACTCTTGTATGACATTACGCTTCCCATGTATGCAACTAGTTCAAGGAACATCATTCCAAGGTCTGATTCTTGGAAGTTGTTGTAGTCGTTAGGGTATACAGCCTTTACATAATCAATTAAAGATTCTCTTAGTGTTGCAAAGTCGGTAGCTGTGAAATCTACAAGATCGCCTCTCAAGTCTTCATCCAGAGGAGATAGCTTCAAGAAGTCTGATTTTGCTGTTGTGTATGGGATGTCTGTCATAATGTAACCTCAACATCGGCTATAGCATTTGTTCCTGTATCAACTATTGATAGCTTAATAAGAATACCAGATAGGCCAGAGTACTTTACAGTATCAACGGGTATTACATCTAATTTAAGTATCCTAACAGTCGGCATGTAGCTTTCAATAGCTTTTACTATCTCAAGTTCTATCTGATCTGAAACATCATCATTTAATTGATCAAACAAAAATCTTCTTATACCTATACCAAAATTAGGTAGCATTACTCTCTCACCACGATCTGTCAGAAGAAGCTGCATAATCTGTGATTTAAGTAGTGCTGACCCGTGTTCACTGGTTACATAGTTCTTAGGATTCTTTCCAATAGGAAAGCCTACACCCTTGATCTTTTCGCTGTTGATCAGGGTTACAGTCTTATCGACCTCTCTACTAGGTTTTGAACCGTACAGAACCATTAGACATCTATATCCTCGAAGAATCCTTTGTGAGCTATGTAGTTTTTATAAGCTTCACTAATATTTAGTGGTTTATTATAAACTTTGAAACTTCCAATATGGCCTGTCAGGCCGCTGTAGAACCCGTGACTGGTTGACATAAAGCCCCCTGAACTAGCGTCTACTGGAATACCGTCTGTCCAACCCCCTCCAACGATCCAAGGGGTGAAGAAGACATCTGTATTGGGACCGTTGTTGAAGTCCGTGGTTTGGGCGTTTAGGAGCTTCTCAGCGCCATAGAAGAAACTTGGGTTGTCTGCATCCCTTGGAGATATGAATGTTGGAAGTCTGGCTGGCTCTTTTGATAGAACCCCGAAGGTTTCAGAATAAGATTTAGATGTTAAAAGCTCGCCGTTCAAGAATACTGATATTAGATCATTCTTTACATCCATAGACACAGAGAGGTGTTGGAATTCTCCAGATAAGTCTAGAAGCTTGTATCCGCTAGATGTCGTAGCGGTTACATCTACAGAAAGACCCAGATACTCATTAACCTGATTCTCACAGTCCCCAGAGCGTATGAATTCAACATCTGTTCCATTTATGGATTGAGTTGGGGCTATGAAAAAAGAAACAGAGCTTGTAGTAGAAGAAGTATCTATGTCTAGGTTTAACCCAGGGTCTAGGTCAGGACCTCTATACTGTACTGAGTTTTGAGTAATTTGAGGATCCCTAGTGAATCCTATCAGCATCCCTTTAACTACATTACTTCCTAGCTCGTTTGTTTGTATTTCTGCCGTACCTGTGAAAGACCCTCCAATATTCTCATTTGCTAAGATTATCTTGTAGAAATTGAAGTCTGTCCACGAAGCGTCTGACGCAGCTAGGTTCATGTTTCCAGAAGCCTCGGTTCTTTCATAGTAATTAGACGATCCACAGAAGTTAGGCATGTGCAACCACATATCAAATGTACACCCAGAAAGGTTATACATAAGATTTTGCATTTCCTGTGTCTGTGGAAGTCTAAGGTAAGATCCTAATCCAGAAGGTACGAATGTTCCAGAACCGTCATTAAGGTAGTCGTACCTGACAATACCATCAAGCTTAGGTATCGCTATACCGCTAACAAACACTGATTCTAGGCTCTTTCCTACTAGCTGTGCGTTATTGTATCCACCTTCAGTAACATGGTTCCAAATATCAAACTCTTCTGATGCAGGTATTTCAATCTCAGGAATAAGGAAAGAATAACATGCTATTAGATTTTGTACAGTTATGTTGTCAGTTATGGTAAGGGCTGGTGATATTGATGAGGAAACATCGTTAATGTCTAGAATAGCCCCAACTCCCATATCTGCAACTTCGATTGGATCAATAAGCTGCCTTCTCTGAGAATCCTTTGCTCTAACAAAAGTAGGTCTTAGTGGGAGTATTATATCCTCAACTTCCCCATGATCAAATGTTAGTATCCTCTGTTTTTCTAGAGAAAGATTTATATTAAGATTTCCTAAATACGAGAAATCGTTTACTGGAACTTCCCCAGGTCTGAAGGATTGAGTTGTCCCGAAAAGATCTTGTGCCTTAACTGCTAATTCAATCTGCTTCTTTCTCTTATTTATCTTTCTGTCATATTCATCAATCGTTCCAAACAGTTGCTGCTTTATGTTAACAACTAGTGCGGAGTCGTCTGAGTACCCTGAAGCGGTTAGCTCATCTCTTTGCTTTTTCAGAGTATGTACCGCAACATTCTTTTGACCTAAAAGTGAAGTTAAGAAGCTGTCCTTATCGTAATATAGTTTTAGAACTTCAGAGTCATCTATATTGTTAGTATCAAGGATGGTATCGAAGTATTCTTCTAATTCCTTTATGGAGAAATAAGTACCCTTCCCGCCCAGGTTAGCGGGATGGTCAAGTTTCCATTTTTGAGGATTCGGTACGAACCCGATGTCTAACTCATTAGGAACAAAGCCTCCCTCATACCTTCTGTTTTGGCTGTCGTAGTACAAGCCATCTTCTGAAAGAAGGAATTGCCCTGACTTGGATTTAGGAGGTCCGTATACGAGCCTGAAGATAGGCTCCTCCTCTACTACAGGGGGTCGGGTTCCTGTACCTAGCTGAGGCTCCCTGGTAGGGTCAGCAGCCCTTTCACGAATGATCTCATCAATGTAGGCTAGTTGCTGGTTGACAGCCGCTATGTAGTTAAGGGCAGCCTTCGTCTCCGCTGTTGCTACAGCTAGTTGTACGGTGCTTGGAAACTTAGGCCCAGAGTTGTCGTTACCTTTATCAAGCCACTGCTCGACCTTGCCGAGACAGTCGTTTATTTGGTTTATAAACTCCTCTGCTACTTGATAGTTTTCCCATAGCGCAGCGCCTGCTCCAGCAAGAGCGCCTAAAAACTCCCCTAGCTCCCCAAGGAAATCTAACTCGCCATTCTCAATACCGTTCTTAGAAGATCCAGATAGGAAGACGAGTTTACCCGTAGTGGTATCGAATTCAATGATTCCCGTATCTCTAAATAGTTTCTTTATTCCAGTTGCCAATGCTGCTTGAGCGGCAGCCTTACCCTTCATCAAACCACGGGAAAAACCTCCTAGGATAGAAGTTGGGAGCAGTGATAGAATCTCTTTTGTAAAATCAACAAGGCACTTGGGAGCGCCATACTGCATCCCAAGCTCTCCTAGAGGATCGTTTAATAGGTTTGGATTAAACTTAACCATTTGATAATGCTCTCTCTTCGTCGTTTGTTAGTTCGGCTGGTGGGGTACTAACTGATCCAGGGTTTAGGTTAATAGTCGCACCTTCAATATTTACATCTCCAGTGGCTGCAATGTTGATGTTCTGTCCAGATCTTACATTAATGTCCTTCTCAGCGTTGACATTTACGGATCCGTTGGTTCTAACCTGTACGATAGAGTCCTCCCCTTCAGCTACGAGTAAGATTCTTGAATCTTCAGCATTTACCCTAAGGACAATATCGTTATGAAAGCTTTCAATGTTAATCTGCCCACAGGCGTTATCGTTATCAGAATCCTTCATTACATCCTTTCTGGATCTATTGAAGATGTCGATTCTTCTACCGCCGTCTAGACAAACATGTATGCTACCCTGTAAAGAAGTAAAATCAATGTTGTTTGTAACATTGAGTTCAGCAGACTCAGGACCTATCAAGCCCTCGTATTGATCTCCTGTAAACTTTAGTTTATCGAACCCGTTATTGTTATAGATTCCAATAGAGTCATTCTGCCCGTTGTCAGAAATTAGAAACCTGTGATCAGTTGCACCCTTAACCGATACAAACCTTTCATCATCTTCATCGTTTCTCTTAGACGATATCTCTATACCGTTACCGTCTCTATTGTAAATACCAATGCTGTCTGGAGATATGGTATGAGAATAAGGATCGGTCTGTCCAAAATACGCTACAGGATCGGTAAGCTCCGTTTCTTTTATAG